GACAGAATCTTTTAAGACTCCAAGTACAAAAACGCATCGGTATCTTCTTTCCATCGGAAAGAGTTAATTCAAATTGTCCTCTCATATGTTTGGTTTGTTTGGTTTGTTTTTACTATACGTTAGGTGTAATAGTTAATGGCCCTGTTCCTTTAAAAGAAACTGAGTAAGTAACTGGATTCTCCATATCAGCAGTCATATCTAAACTGTCAATAAAAGCTAATCCCGAATAATAAGTATCACCTACTACTGGAGTTACACCACCTGCTGAGTTGTCTATTGTAGTAAACTTAACAGTAACTGCTACCCTGTCTTTAGCAATATTAGCTAATTCAGTTGTGCTTACATAAGTAGCAACTGTACCAGGTACTACTGTAGCTAAACCATCAGTTGTTAAAGACCAGGATTTTTGTCCACCAATTTCATCAGCCCATCCTAAACTTTGTTTAGTTGAAGCATCTGGAGTATCGATAGCTAAACTTAATGAACAAGAAGTAGCAAAACCTATTACTTCTGATCCGATTAGAACCACTAATGAGGTTCCGTTAAATACACTTGTTGTCGGCATTTTATTTTATTTTTATTTTATGTTAATTGATTCACGAAATGATCCATTGTTATCACCCTTCTGAAAACATAAGCTTCATTCACATAGTCAAAGGTAGCAATATTAGAGCTAACCCTTCTAGTAACTATCTTAAAATCAGGTGTCGTACTTGGGTAGTTAGGAGGATTAACTCCTACAATTACTAAAAAATCATTAGTATAAATATCTACTGATTTCTGACCAACTTCACCTGCTTTAAAAGTCCTATAAACTATGTCAAATTGAATACTAACATCAAAACCGAAGCTTTGTTTATTACTATTCTCTGCTTGTGTCTGACTACTGATAATCAAATAAGGTGGTTCTACTGTGTCAGGTGCTATGGTATCATAAACACTCAATGAGTAAGAAGCCGCTGTAAGCTTATCTATATAAGCCTTCCTTAATGTATATCCGCAGTCCTTCATTTTTTACAAATTTAACGAAATATATTTATATCCTAATTTTCTTAATCTTGTTAACCATCTTACCTAAAACCTCGCTGTACGAATTAAACATAAAAGGTCTATAAGGCATCCCTATAAACTTTTTATCTTTCTTAAATGTTAAAGCATAAGCCTCTAATTCATTCATATTTATATTTGAGTAAACAGGTATGCCAAATCCAAAATCTCCTGTACCAAATTCAACATAAGCCGCATATCTAGCTTTAGCAAATACTGTTGCTCCTTCACCTTCTGCATAAGCAGTAAATCCAATAGAATTTGCTAGATTCCCAGTTCTTTTATATTTAGATTTAGGATTTATCTTTGGTAAATTTAGGGCTCTTTGATTTGCTTTAATAGATATCTCTTTAACAGATTCATTTATAATCTTTACAGTTTCCATCTGTATTGTTTCAGATGCTTTTTGTAGCTTCTTAATTAAAGCATTACCCCCATTTATAGATACATCAAAGCTACTCATTACTTAAGAGTTGCACAACCGATTAAATAATATTGATTCAAATCCCCTTCGTTTATAATAGAGTTAATTAGATAAGTCCTTGATTTAAAAGTAATTACAAGAGCATTAGTAAATGTCTTGCCTGTTGTATATCTGATTCTAAAGGTAATAGCATCACTCAAGCTGTCTTTACTAGTTATATTGGTCTTAGAATCGCTATTAGACACTAATTCAGCCCAGCAAACATAATAGGATACTAAAGTATTCACAAAGCCACCAGCACTATCAGAAACGCTTGTTTTGCTATTAAAGGTTATTCTATTTCTAAGTTTTCCAATCATTAGATAAATATGTTAATTCTTTTGAATGGTTTCATTAATTCGTAAGCTGTAACTACGTTGCTGTTAGGCTTAGTAGACTCAACGCTAGACTCTCTGTATTCGTACAAGTCTGATAGCAATTTGAAAACTGCTGTCCTCATAGAGCTAGGAGGCTCACAATAGCCACAATTATAGGTAAACCTATATTCCATTGAAGGATAATATAAAGTAGATATTTTCTTATAGTTAATACCTATAACAGTATAACTACCATCTTCTAAGGTTACCCAATCTTGGCCATCAAAATACTCTACGCTTAATATCGTAGAAATAGGCACATAAGGTAGTTCTATTAAATCATCTACATAAGCTATAACTTGTAGAGTTCTTTCGGTCATAGCAACTCCAGCGTATTGTTCTAATCTAACTCTTGCACTTGTAATTAAAGCTGTTATTAAAGCATCATCTTCTGAGTAATCTACCCTAAGATAGTTCTTTGCTTCAGAAAGTGTTATTGGTTCTGATATAATCTCGGATAAAACCGCTACATCTCTTAGTATCTGCATTATGCTAATTTTTACAAAAATAGTTAAAATTTAGTGTAAACAAAAAGGGATAGCTTTCTAGGCTATCCCTTGTATTGTAAATCTAATTAAAGATTAAGCAACGTTACCGAAGTCACCATAAATAAACGCACCAGCGTAATAGATAGGTAAAGCGATACGAGCTTCAACTCTTACAGTAATCATATTTTTTGTAAAGTTGTCAGCATCAAATTCAGAGAACTGAACTGAGATACCTTGATTCTGCATAATTTGAGCACCCATAGACCAGTCACCTACTACAAACTTATCTACTGCGATTGCAGTTGATTTGTAAAGAGGGATACCAGCGATAGATACACTACCATCAGTAGTAACAACTGTAGAAGCAGGTAAGCTGTAAGCAGCGTTAGTGTTCTTAGTGTTCATAATAGCAGCCCAATCAGTTGGGTTAACTAAGATACCAGTTGCAGAGTAGTTAGAAGTTTCTAACTGAGCAATAGCTTGAACTAATTGCTCTACGTCTACTGTAGCAGCACCTGTTGCAGCTGTAGCTACTGGTAAAATACCTTGTAAGTTTGGAGCACTACCATTACCACTTAAGATTTGAGCATCTTCAGCAACTAAATACTTCTCTAATAAACGAGATTGTAAGAAAGAAGTCATAGCAGGTATATCATCTAACATTTGACGAGAGATACGAACATAACCAGCGATATACTGAGCAGCTGCATCTTTCATTGTAATATCAAAATCAACTTGTTCTTTAGAAGAACCTTGAGTTTGAGCTGCTGGAGCACCTTCTCCACCACTTTCGTAAGGGAAAGTAAATAAACCTGTAGACAAACTACCGATTGGTAATAAGCTTCTCATATGCACTTTACGAGAAGGTAAAGCATATACTTGATTAGCATATTGACGAGTGATGTCACCTGTAAGGTTAACCGCTTCTGTCATATTTCCTACTGCTTTAGTGTCCATAATAAAGCTTGTACGCTTTTGTTCACCACGAGCTAATTTAGCTAAGTTATCGCCATTTTGGTCGATAGCTTCTGCAAGGCTAACATTAAAACCTTTTACTTCTGTTTGATTCATTTTAACACGATTGTTTTTTGCTTCCATTTTTTCAATTTCATCCTTAACAACTGAGATTGAAGCTTTTGTAGCTTCTAAGTCAGCCTTTACGCTTTCTAATGCACTAGCATTATCAGCCTTCGCACTTTCGATTGCTCCGTTTACTTCGGATTTAATGCCTTCGAATGCACTTTTAATTTCTTCTACCATTACTTAAAAATTTTAAATGATTGTAAATATTTGTTCACCTCTAGTTCCATAGAAATCATCGGATCAGCTTCCTCAGTTGGCAATGCTTCTTCAGCGGTTGGCTCAGGTGTGATTGAATCTACATCTTCTATTTCAGATAGATATTGTTGTAATTGTTTAAGTTTAAGTTCTAACAGCTCGAATGTTTCGTCAGTAAAGTGTCCATTTCTCAAAGACTTAATGGTCTTACCCATCTCATCTACTAGAGTTGACTTAATCTGACTTTTAACTCCAACTGTTGGTGTATTAGCGTTTGCACCCCACAATACGGAACTTCCTTCATACAATTTAATTTCATTGATTTCATTGTATCCTGATTTTGCTTGTGACTTAATAGTCTGAAATCCGATACTATGTTCTGTGATATGACCATCTTTATACAACTCATATAGGTCGTTGCCTAAGGTTGTATTAGGTAGTTTAACACTTGCCTTTAATCCAAAAGCATCTTCATTCATCTCAAATGGTTTAGCAATAGGCTTATCAGTAGAATGGTTCATTAGATGCCACACTCTGTTTTTAGCTTGTGGGCCATTCTCTTTTAAGGTTTTAGTAAA